TATTATTTTTTATATAGTATTCACACGCCTCACCAACTATTCTACTTTCACTTTTCCAATTATTATTTTCTTTAACTTGTGATACGAGTTCAATTAATTCCATATTATTTATAATATACTAATATTATTAATATTATTTGTTTCAATTTTATATTAAAATAATGGGCGTTTGAAATGAGAAAAGGTGTAAAACTTAATTCAGATAAAGATTTCATATTCCTTTATAAATTTATGAATTTATTTTTAAATGTTATCAATATATATATAAATATATGGATAACATTTTGTTAATTAGCTATGTAAGTAATATTTATTCTAGATTGAGTTATTTAGATCCGATTGAGTTTAATATATATTACAGTAATATATTTTCATCAAATAATACTTATTTATATCCGCTACTTTCATTATTGAAATCAGATAAGCGTAATTTAGATACAATATACATAGATAAATTACAATATATCAATAAATTTATAAATGGAATATTGTATTCAAAGCAAACATTAATAAAATATAAAGATTATAAATTTTTTTCAATTTCTAATTCTAATTATAGTACTACCTTTATTACTGCAAATAAATTAATGAATACAATTACTATATCGTTTAGAGGAACATATTCCCTGAAGAGTGGATTATCATATGCTAAATTGTCGTCTATTAAACCATATATATTATGTAAAAAAGAAGGTGTATTAGAAGGTATATTTAAAATTGTAAATGAAATATATAATACTATTATTGAATCAATTGATAATTTGAAATCAAAATTTTTAATGATGGACCCCACAATAGTTACTACTGGACATTCATTAGGAGGTGCATGTGCAACAATATTTTCTTATTTATATCAATTAAATAAAAAAAAAAAAATATATTGCATAACTTTTGGAGCACCACGTGTATTTAATTACGAATTAATTAAAATATATAATTCATATATTTTAAAAAATAAAATTATTTTTTATAGATACGTTACAAATGGGGATCCTTTTGCAACATTACCACCAAATATTAAAAATTTAACTACAACAACTTTTTTCCATCCTGACGATCATAATTCAAAATTAGAAAATGTTGCTTACAGATGCAATTTTAAAACAAAAAAAACTAGATGCAGTTTAAAATCAAAAACAAAAAAACGTAAATTAAATACAAAATATCATGGAAATTATTTGGGTATTTCATATAAAAACGCAGCAAATAATCTAAAAGATTTGAATAAAGAGATAAAAAGAAATAAATATAATGAAACAATTGTTAGATTATGTGAGAGTAAAGGTAAAAATATAGAATGTGTATTTTATAATCAAGAGTATTTAAAACGAGAGGATTTTGAAAATAAAACTAAAATAAAAAAAATTATAATTAAATTAAGTAAACAAATAAAAAGTTATCTAGTAGGTGATATTTTTATGAATAAAAAACAATTTTCATATCTAATTAATAATATGAGATCTATGGATACAAATTTATTATCTACTGAAAATTATACCATTCCTTTAATAAATCAAACTCCAAATAAAATTATAGATTGTCAAAATCAAAAATAAATTCGATTAATTGATTTAGTCTTAAATAATTAGATTTATTATCAATATTTCCGTCATATATATATATGTCTTCGGTAGAAATTGTTCTAATATAATGATTTAATAAACTATTATGATATTTGTGACAATTGTTTAAATAATCGATTGAAATATTCGATTCACCCGATCGGGATCGAATGCCAATTCTTTTTAAACAAATATTTGGTTCAGTATTCACGTATATTACTTTATGAACAATAGGAACTTCATCAATAAATGAATCAAACCATTTTAAATAAATAGAATAATCCACTTTGCGTATTTTTTTATCATCATATAACATTTGTGCAAATACATATCTATCAGTATACAAACTTCTTTCAGTTATAATAATTGAATTAACATTTTCATTTAATGCCTTTTTTAAATTATTTAATCGTGAGATATAAGCCATCATTTGAAATGAAAAGCTATAATCTTGAGGAGTTTCGTAAAATAATTTTATTATAGAATCATTATTATCATCTACTATTTCTTCCCATTCATTCACCGGCTCTTTTAAAAAAACTAATTTTCTTAATTTATTGTCTAATTTAAGAAGAGGTAGTTGCTCAATTATTGTTGATTTACCAGAGCCTATATTTCCTTCAATAGAAATGATTGTATTATTATTGATTGATTTCATTATTAATTATATATAGTTTTAATAGTAATTAATATTTAAATTCAATTTTTTTAATTATTTAATTATAAACAAATAGTATAAAATAATAAATAAAAAAATTGATATTAAATGTTATCTAATTATAATTAGTATATATAATTAACATGGATCTTAATCAACGTAAACTAATTAAAGCTGAATGGAATTCAATTGAAGTTCCGGTTTCAGAATCAGAACTTCAAATATTAAATTTATTAAAAGAAGGATTTAATAATATAAATATTAAAAAAAATTATACATTATCAATAATTAACTATTTAAAATTAGATTCTACTATAAAAATTCATGATTTTATCTTTATAAAATATTTGAAAGATAGATGCGATAAATTACAAAAAGAGATTAAGAAACTCAAACCAGATTATAATATTATTAAATTAAATATTACAACTAAACTTAATTCTGCTGATAAAATTCGTATTGAAAAGAATGATACACAAAATATAATAGATAAATCAGATTTGTATGAAAATGTACTATTATATCATTTAAATAAATTTATTAAATATTTTAAAAAAGAAAAAAAATCGTCATTTACATTTCATTATTATACTATTCATAAACTTATTGATAATACTGTTACAGATATAAATAATCATATAATATCTTTAATTAGAGATATAATTAGACTTTTTGCAACTGATATTTCATTTAAAACTATAATTCAAAATGCAGATCAAATTATCGAAAAAAATAAAAATTTGCTAAAATATAATGACATATCGTTGTATGATCATCAAAAGCATATATTTTCTCAAATTAGACAACCTGGATCAAAATTGATACTTTATATGGCTCCTACTGGAACAGGTAAAACTTTGACTCCATTAGCATTATCTGAAGAATATAAAGTGATATTTGTTTGTGCGGCTCGTCATGTTGGATTAGCTTTGGCAAAGTCAGCTATATCTATTAATAAAAAAGTTGCTTTTGCGTTTGGATGTGAAAGTGCTGATGATATAAGATTACATTATTTTTCAGCTAAAGAATATGTTAAAAATAAAAAAAGTGGTGGTATTGGAAAAGTCGATAATTCAGTTGGTGATAATGTTGAAATAATGATTTGTGATATAAAATCTTATTTATATGCTATGTTTTATATGAGGTCATTTAATATGGATGAAAATAATAATTACATGGATGATAAAATCATTACATATTGGGATGAACCTACCATTACACTTGATTATGAAAATCATGAATTTCATGAAATAATAAAGAAGAATTGGACCGAAAATTTGATTCCTAATATTGTTCTATCTTCAGCTACTCTTCCAAAGCCAGATGAGATAACAGAGACTATATCTGATTTTAGAAATAAATTTCCGGATGCACAAATTATTGGTATTAATAGTTATGATTGTAAAAAATCCATACCAATTGTAAATGAACAAGGATATATTGAAGTACCACATTATATGAACGAAGATTATGATATAATTACTGAAATTGCAAATTTCTGTAGTAAAAACTTAACATTATTAAGGTACTTTGATTTGAAAGAAACATGTGATTTCATTATTTTTATGAATGAAAATAATTATATGAGTAATCGTTATTTAATTTCTAATCAATTTGAAACACTTGATGATTTAAATATGCAAAATATTAAAAAATATTATTTGGATGTATTACGTAATGTATATCGTGGTACATGGGGTGCTGTATATACTCACTTTAAAATTAATAGAAAGCCACGTTTAAAATTAAACGATAAAATTGATAGTAATGGAAATAAAATTTTCAAATCAAATAGTATAGGTCCTGGAAGTAATGATAAATCTAGTAGTGTTTCTCAATCGTTAGAAGGAAAAGAAATATTACGCATTCAAAGTGAAAATATAATTTCTCAAAATATTCAACAAAAAAATGTTGGTGTTTATGTTGCTACAAAAGATGCTTATTCATTAACTGATGGACCAACAATATTTATATCCAACGATGTAGAAAAAATAGGTAAATTTTGTATTCAACAAGCAAATATTCCAAGTGTTGTTATGGACGATTTAATGGATAGAATAAAATTTAATAATAAATTGAATTCTGAAATAAATACAAAAGAAGAGAAAATAGATTATCTTAAGGAAGAATCAGAAAAAATTATAAAAAATACTGTTGATACAAAACATAACTCTCATAAGATTCAAGGTCGTAATAAGTCTACAAAAGATATACGTATGAATAATAGAAATGATGATGTTAATGAATCTGCTAGTGAATTGACGCAACTTACAACAGAAATTAATAATTTGCGTTTATTAATAAAGACGGTTTCTTTGAATGATGTATTTATACCAAATAAAACTAATCATATCAATAAATGGGCGCCTGATTTTTATGAAAACTCTGCATTTACCAGTAATATAGATGAAACACTTGTAAATGAAATAATGTTATTACATGGTGTTAATGACTCATGGAAAGTATTATTGATGATGGGTATTGGAGTGTTTATGATTCATTCTAATCAAAAATACACAGAAATTATGAAAACTTTAGCTGATCAACAAAAATTATACATGATTATTGCGTCAAGTGATTACATTTATGGAACCAATTATCAGTTTTGCCATGGATATCTTAGCAAAGATTTAGATCTATCTCAAGAAAAAATTATACAAGCATTAGGTAGAATTGGACGTAATAATATACAACAAGAATATTCTGTACGATTTAGAGATAATAAGCACATATATAAATTATTTATGAATTGTGACAACTTAAAACCTGAAGTCAAAAATATGAACCTATTATTCAATAGTAATAATATAAGCTGGAATGGAGAACGTTATATTGAATGTGAGTAGTTAAAATTTTAATTTAACTCGTCGTACATTAAATATATAATAAACTAAAAATTTATTTTGGTTTATAAACATATTATATAATATTTAATATATTTATGATTGATTTACAAAAAAAAAATTTGAACATAACAATTCATAAAAACGACTTTTTAAATTTCAATTATAACTACACGGTTAATATTTCAGATAAAATTACACTTAATAATTTGAAAAATAGTTTTTATTTAAGAATTTTTTTTTCAATCAAAGATTTTAGTGAATGTAATATCAGTTTAAACGATGATATATGTGATTATGAACAATCAATATTTAAAACATTAATGGATGTTATAGAAATAAATAAAATTGAAGATGAAATAATAAGATCTGATATTGAACTAATAGACCAAAATACTAATAAAGAAGAAGAAGAAGAAGAAGAAGAAGAATTTATTACAAATGAAACAGTTGAAGATAAAAATTTTGTAATAAAGAATGTATTATTTAGAAATACTTTTTTTGGAAGGCAAGAAATTTCACATGTTTCTCCTGATCTTGAAATGGAAAATATTTCTAATAAAATAAAAAATGATAATATAGAAAATAAAAATGATAATAAGCAATTAGAATCAATTAACAATAATCTTCATGATGAGACAGATGAAAAATATATAAGATGCGATGAAAAACTAACTCTTACTTTAAATCAACAAGATTATAAATTAGTAGTTGATAGTAATATAAAAAACTTAGATTTTTTTATTACAGATTCTAATATTGCAACTATTACTATCGATGGTATTTTAAACCCGTTGACTTATGGAATGACAACAATAACAATACAAAGTTATACATATAAAAAAATAGTTATATTAAAGATATTAAAAAAACAGAATCTAACGTTTTATGATGTTCCAGAAGAGGACTTCTCATCCACATTTATTTTATTTAAATCAAAAATAGATTCTTTTTTACCAATTATGTATTATTCAAGTGATGCAAATATAATATTTATAAATGAAGATAAGGGGTATATAAGAAATTCAGGTGAAGTAGAAATAATAGCATATAATGAAGGTAATGATGAGTATGAATCAATTGAAGAATCACAATTACTAAATATAAATCCAATTATAAAAAATATATCAAATGATTGTAGTGTTAATATGGGTGAGTCACTTTTATTAAGTGCGGAATTAGAAACTGGAGTTAAATTCAAGAAAATCTATTGGTATTTAAATGATCAAAAATTATTAACTCATAATTTTCAAACTTTATTAATTAGTGATGTTAATAAAAAGAATGAAGGAAAATATAAAGTTGAAATACAAACAGATACAAGATCAGAGAAAAGCAATTATATAAATGTAACTGTATTAGACAAAACTAAAAATAAAAAAAAAAATAAAGTTAATGACGCTAATAATAATAAAGTTAAAGAAAATGATCCAAATGAAATAAAATTAATATCTAGAGATATTGAAACTTTATCTATGGAGAACTTTTATAAGAAGTTAATGTATAATAATAATCAATCACAAAATAATTATATTGCTGTTTATAACATGATTTATAATGATATGTTTAATAAATTACATACACAGTTATATGATTATACAAGTATACAAATAAATAAGCTTATTTTATTAGTTTATGAAGAAACAGATTTAGAAGACCAAATAATATTTTTTGATATAAATACGTCTAAGGTAAATAAACTTAATTTAACAAATAATGAATTTATGACTAGTAGCGCATCTAAAATTTATAATATTTTATATAATAATTTTTACGATTCAATTTATCAATATTTATCTAATAGAATATTTTATAAATTAATTCAGCGTGTTATAAATTATAAATTTAAAATAAAAATACCAACAAATCAAAGTGAAAATATGCCAATTCTTACTTTAAATAAAGAAAGTCAGGTTTATAAAATATATATGCAATTAATTAGTCAGTTATATAAATCACTTAGTATTTCCATATTGAAAACTGTTTATAAAGATATAATTATTTCACGTAAAAAAGAAATAAAAATAATAATGGGTAGAAATTCTTCTATTGATTATAAAGTGGATACACATGAAAAAATAGAAAGAACAATTGAGAAAGAAGATATATATACCAAAAGAGAATCAAAAATAAATAGTGGGAATAAAGGGTTACTCCCTAATTATGTAAATACATCTAAAGATGCCTTTAATGATTTAAATAATATAGATGTATTGCGTAGGACAATTGATGCCGAAAGTAAAAGTATTAATGTGTTTGATAAATATGAATATAATAATGATTCAGAAAAGTTAAATATGTTATCTAAAGTAGATAAACTATTATATGGAAAAAAGTAAATTAAATAATTAAAATTCATATTATAATTTTATAAAATGAATTATGATGTAATAAATTATAAAAGTAAATTAATTTGAGTATGCTAAACCTCCCATACCACTCATGATTCTTAATACGTTATAATTTGTAGCATAGACACGAACCTTAGCAGTCTTGGTACCTTCAACAGTTGCGTTGGAAAGAACAAGTTGTAAAGTTGCGTTATCAATTCTGGAGAAGTTACAAGTTCCAGAAGGTTGATGTTCCTCAGGTCGTAGAGCGAATGAGTAAACATTAATACCTTCATCTGGGTTTCTAGTATGTGCTTGGTAAGGTTGAACCCATGAGAAGTAAGAACCTTCACGCTCAGAGAATCTATCTTGTCCATTAAGTTGTAATTTAGCAGTAACAACAGGGTTTTGTCCCCAACAGTGCATGTCAAGAGAAGTTTCAGATAAAACAAATGTTCCAGCATCAGATACACCAGAGTTATCCAAATGAGATCCACGCTCGTTTAATAGAGCAGCAACATCTGGGGATAGACCGGTGGTATCAAGAGGAACTGAAGGACCTCCCATATTAGGTTCGTTGTATGGATTAGATGGTCCATGCCAGTATCCGGTGAAGTTATCATCAGGGATATAATCAAGAGCACCAGCATCTTGGAACAATCCACGAGCATCAATATAAGCTCTGGAATCAGCTGCAACTGATTGTGGTCCACCAAATGCATGAATTGCGTTAGGAAGAGCATCAACAGCATCAGTATAGTTAAATGGTTGAGCACCAAGAACCTTGAAAAGAAGAGCATCACATGTTAAAGAAGAACAGTAATCAACGTTTTGATCAGGTTGGACAACCCAGATAATTTCTTTTACAGGGTGGTTGAAATTCAATTTAATTTTGTTACTTGATGAACCAACAGACTCATCACCAGTAAATTGAAGTTGAGTAATTAAGTATTCATGAGGATTTTGAGCCATTCTTCTACGTTCATCTGTATCTAAGAAAACATAGTCTACATAGATAGATGCAGCAACTAAAGACTGGTTATAAGCGATGGTAGCAGGTACTGGTCTACCAACATTATATTGACCCTCAGCACCAGCCCATGGATTTTGATTACAGTTAAGTGTGGTAACGGCCCATAAACATTCGTCAATAGGTCTAATATCAAGATTAATTTTAACTTCGTGGTATTGAAGAGCAATTAATGGTAAAGCAAGTCCAGGGTTGGTACAAAACCAGAATTGAAGTGGTATATAAAGAGTAGTTTCTGGTAAAGCATTTCTTGGAGCACAAACTTGTCTAGGAGCTAAAGAATCACAAGGACTCTCAACATCAGAGAAAGAAGGGTCAGTAATAAAAGTTAGCTGAGTAGTATTACCAATCATCTTAAAATATCCTCTCATTTGTTCGGAAGTCATAGTTAATTGATTCCAAATGTGCATCCAATCACCATATTGGCGATCGATTCTTTGGCCTCCAATTTCGACCTCAACTTGTGCAACTATTTGTTCTCCAGGGAAATCTAACCAACGTGCATAAACACCGGTATTTTGTCCTGTAGTATAGTTACCTAGACCCATAAGTTGATTAATTTCTGGTAAAGTTACTTGTAAATAGGTTCTGTAAGCAAGATCACCATTTCTACTAATAACACATTGTACTCTGCGTCCAAAATCAGCTTGACCATTAAAAGTTTGTTCAATAGATTCCATAGCAAAGTTAGTATATCGTCTATAGGTTACCTTCCAAAAAGTAATTTGTGGGTTTCCTGTTAAATAAACATCTTGTGCGCCATAAGCTACGAGTTGCATTAATCCGCCTCCCATTTTATATTATTGCTAAAGAAAAAAAAATCAAAATTTAAATTTAATTACGTATAATTAAATTTAAAGCAGATATTTGTTATTATTATTTTTTTTTTAAACTCATATTTGCTGTAACAAAATCTGTTAAATATGAATCATTATAAACTTCTTTTTTATTTTCATGTTTTTTAGTTAAAATATATGACTTTTTATCACGTTTTATAGTCCATCCGTCATCTAAAGAGTTATATAAAAAAATCATTTTTTGCAATAATATATTGTCAATATCTAAATTATTATCTAGATTTATATTTTTAACTGTTTTATCCATAAATTATAAAAATATAACATATTATTTAAATAAACTATTTTAATTAATTAAAGATTTAAAAAATAACATTTATGTTTAATAATGGTAATTTTTAAACCTAAATCTACAAAAAATTTAAAATACAATAAAAAAAATTTAATTACTTTAGATAGTAAACATAGTGAATTTTTGAATGAATTTTCTAAAGATGAAAAAGAGAGAATACCTCAGTTGAAATATAAAAGACAAGAATTAAAAAATAAAATGAAAGATAAAAATCCTATTGAGGAAATTCTTGATATAAAAGATAAAATATTATTGATTAATAATGAAATAAAGTATCTAAAGTCTAAACAAAAGGAATATTTTTTAGATAATTCAAAAATAATATTTGAATATTTTGAATCAAAAAAAAATATTTCAAATTCTTCAGTTATTTCTACAAATAGTAGTAAAAATAATATAGTAAATAGTTTTTTTAAAATAGATAATACTAATAAAGATGATCAACTTAGTAGTAATAATCTAGTAAATGAATATCTATGTAATATTGATGATAATTTTATAGATATAAATTCATATCTGAATAAATCAGATATATGTAAATATTGTAATTCAGGAGAATTAGTTCCTATTGAAGATGAAGGGATATTAATTTGCAATAGCTGTTCTAGACATATACCATATTTAATTGAAAGTGAAAAGCCATCATATAAAGAGCCTCCAAAAGAAGTATGTTTTTATGCATATAAAAGAATAAATCATTTTAAAGAAATATTAGCCCAATTTCAAGGGAAAGAAACTACCCAAATTCCAGATATAGTTATTGAAAATATTAAATTACAAATTAAAAAAGAACGAATTGAATTATCTGAAATTTCCAATCAAAAAACTAAAGAAATATTAAAAAAATTAGGTTACAATAAATATTACGAACATATTCAATTTATTAAAGATAAGTTAGGAATTAAGCCTCCTGTTATGTCACCTGAGTTAGAGGAAACCATGTGTAATTTGTTTATGGAATTACAGTCGCCTTATTCAAAATTTTGTCCAGATGACAGAGTTAATTTTCTTAATTATTATTATACAGCTTATAAATTATGCGAATTATTAGGCGAAGATCACTACTTAGAATTTTTTCCTATGTTAAAAGATCGTGAAAAAAGAATTGAACAAGATAATATATGGAAAAATATATGTGAAGAATTAAATTGGGAATTTATACCCACAATTTAATTAAAATAATTATGGTTTATAAGGAAATAATTTTGTTAGATTAGTATTATAAACTGAAAAATTAGGTTCATTACAATTTGACCCATATCCAGTACCAATTCTTGTTCCTCCTTTATATTTTCTAGTTTTTCTTTTTTTTATTGTTTTTCTAGTTTTTTTAGTTTTTCTAGTTTTATTGTTTTTTCTAGTTTTTCTTTTTAAAGATGATTTATTTTTATGATTTTTTGTTCTATTATATTTTTTATGTTTTTTTCCTCCTTGTGTTTGTGAATTTTGTAAATTTTGTGAATTTTGTGAGTTTTGTGAGTTATTAAATGTGGAATTAGTACTTTGAGAACTCAAACTACTATTCAGACTATTTAACCCAGAATTTGAAAAATTTCCAGTTGAATTTGTCATGTTAGTAGCTACTGTTGTTCGTCCATCATCATCATCTGTATTAGTCATTAATTCGTCTAAATGCATAGGACCTTGAGTGTCATCATCATCATCATAATAAGGGTCTTGTTGTGTATTCATTAATATAATATAATATTAATTTATATTTTATTAATTATTTATTTTAAAATCCTCCTGGGAATTTTACAATATTGGCGCCGATACCAAATCCTGCACCTGATCTTGCAGTAACACCCATACTTGGTACATATGTATCTAAGATACTAAATGTAGCAGCAGCTGTTAAGGATATCAAGATGATTTCTTCTATGTTAAGTGATCGCTTTGGAATAGCATAGGCAGCGATAGCAACCATTAATCCCTCCACTAAGTATTTAATAATTCTTTTGACGAGCTCTCCAACGTTTATCAAACCGTTCATTATATTAAATAAAAAGAAAAAAAATATATTTTAAGATAAAAACTTAAAATATATTTATTATATAAAATTATAATATGTCTTCCAACAGAGATAGTTTAAGTGAATCATTTAAGAAACAAATTAATGGAAAAGAAAATCCTAAATATGTAGATTTATTAGAAGAAGATAAAGCGCTTGCTGGACAAAAATTTACATGTGTATCTTTTGTTTCTCCAGAAAATATTTTGAAACAGAAAAACATATATTTTTTCGAACAATTCCTAAAGAAGTGGGAGTTTAATAAATCTATGGAAAAAAATATACAATTTCTAAATTTTGTGTCTTATAAATATAATTTAACATTTGATGATTTAGTCAACGATTTTAAAGAGTTTGTAAAGGAAGAAAGAGAGGAATTAGTTAAATCATCTTTTGATGATGAATATAAAACGTTTATTGACAATAATGAAGAAGAATTAGAAAAATCATTTAATCAAAAAAATAATTTCCAGACATGCACACGTGGATTAAAGATTAGGGGATCATATCCCTCTTTAGAAGAAGCAGAATTGAGAGCTAGAATGCTTAGAGAGGTCGATCCAAATCACGATGTTTTTGTTGGCCCGGTAGGTATGTGGATGCCTTGGGATCCAGAAGCTTATAAAACTGGAAAGGTAGAATATTTAGAAGAAGAATTAAATCAGTTAATGGCTGAAAAGAAAAAGAATGAACAAAATGCGAAACAATCATTTGATCAACGAGTAAAAGAATCCAAAGAAAAAGCTATTGAAGAAAATATTAAAAATGCAGAAAAATCAGGAAATGTATTAACACAAACAATTGATAATTCAGGTAATTTAATAGGAGTAAATAATACTACAATTGAACAATCATTAGCAGAGAAAGATGATATATCAACGGCAGATATTTGTAAAGAATTATTTGAAGGTGATAATATTGTAATGAATAAATCGGATAATGGAAAAAGTCAATTAGTTAGTGGACCTTTTTCTGAAAATAATAAAAAATTAAATTAATTATTAGAAAAATAAATATTTTTATTACATTCAACATGGTATAAATGTAATAAAATTGCTTAAATATATAAGTAGTCAAAATATAAGTATTCTCTGATGACAAGTGATTTCTTAAATTTTATTAAATTTCAATCTATTACTATTTTTTATCAGGAAAAAAGATATATCTATAATGCCAAGTAAATTAATAAATTTTTGTAAATTATCAAATGAAAAAGAGGAGTTTCTAGATATTTTGGATAAATTTAATGTATAAAATCTACCATTTACTTTTTTTTACACTAATTCTTGTTGTCCCTTTTTTTTTGTTAGCAGATGGATCGTATTTTTCATCTTCATCGTCAGAATTCATTCCTTTTGATAATTCCCAGAATTCTTTTGATCCCAAACGAAAATCATTATGATTTTCTGCTTTATACCAAAATACTTGATCAACTAATTTATTTGACTTAGAATTATTATTAATTACAAGACATTCATAGTTTTCTGTACACTGATCCATTACTTGGCAAAATGATTCAAATGTAGGAAACATACCAGCATAATTTTCATATATTCTTTTTCTATTTGCAATATAATTTTCTCTTAAAATAAATACATAATCAATATTTGTTCTTAACATAGGAGGTATACCTAGTGGATATTGCATAGTTATAACTAACATTATTTTCCAGTGCCTACCATTCATAAACAATAATCTCATTATTTTATCTCTAGTCCATGATGCATCATATAAGCAGTCATCTAATATAACAAATGCTCTTGCATCAATTGTAGATCTTTTAAAGGATTCTATTTCTTTTTTAATTTGCTTTAACACTTGTCGTTGTCTTTTTAGTATATTTTCAACGATTGCTGTATTATATTCATTATGAACAAATAATTTAGGAACCATTTTTGCATAAAATCCATTTCCTTCTTCTGTTCCAGATACTACAGTTCCAATTGGTATATCTTGATGATAATATAAGAGATCTCTAACTAAAAAACTCTTTCCTGTATCTCTTTTCCCAATTAAAACAATTACTGGACCCTTACTTTCGCTAGATTTAAAGCTTATGTTTTTCATATCAAATTTTTTAAGTTCAAGTGTCATAATATATAATATAAGTTAAATAATTATTATATTTTAACTAATATTATATTTAAGTTAAAATATAAAGAAAATTTTATTTTAAAATGCAAAGATGATTGATGTAAATTATATCAAAAAGAAAAATATTGAATTATTCAAAACTTTAGAAAGAAAGGATTATTTAAACGTTTCTAGTTGTCAAAATTACATACCAATTTATAATAATTTTTTCTCTCTAAATGAGAGCAATTTTAATTCTATTAATTTAAATCATAAATGGCATATTAGTAATCTAATTAGTAAAGATTCGACGTCTTTATATTCTTGTAAACTTAAAAATTGTCTTAATCAAAAAACCAAAGTGAAAAATGTTTTTTTCAAAATGGCACCATTACTTGATCCATTTAAGTATTTAGTTGGGAAATATAAAATTGATGATGACTTATTTAATTTACCAACACTTGATAATGAAAATGTGCATGAAAAAATTAAAAGCACTAATAATTCTGCATATATAGATGGACTATTTGCATATTTAAATAATATTTTATATTCTGAATATAAAGTTTTAAATGCTTTAGAATACTATGGTAGTTTCTTATCTATTAAAGAAGATTTTAAACTAGATGTATATGATGACTTAGATTATTTACATGATTCTGATTTTTTTAAAAAACAAGAAAATAATCTGTACTCAATTGATAGCTACAATCACTTATTTGCTAAAGAAGAAAAATTAAAACCAATAAAAATTTCAAATGATAGTCTAAAATCCAATTTATCTTATGAATCAATTGAAAAACTTGAATTTGATAATTTATTTAATGATAATGACACTAACGAGGAGTTAAAAGAAGAATTAGAAGAATTTTGTGATTCAAATTTAGTTTTAAAATCATCCATTTCTTTAAAAAGTTCATCTACTTGTTCTTCACGATCATCGCATACCTCTAATGATTCAGTTAGTGAATATACTTCAGGTTCTGATGATTCAAATGAATCTTCTGGATCCGAATCTGAGTCTGATGATGAAATATTATATGCTACTATAAAACGTTTTCCAATTCAATTAATTGCTTTAGAAAAATGTGAAAAAACTCTTGATGACTTAATAATAGATGAGGAAATTGATGATGATGAAATGATAGCTTTTTTAATGCAGATAATAATGACACTAATTATTTTTCAAAAAGCATTTTCTTTTACCCATAATGATTTACATACAAATAATATAATGTTTGTAAATACAGATAAAAAATTTTTATATTATCAATTTAATAATATTACATATAAAATTCCCACTTTTGGGAAATTATTTAAAATTATTGATTTTGGTAGAGGAATTTTTAAACTTAAGGGTAAGATTTTTTGTAGTGATAGTTTTAAACCTGGAGAAGATGCAGCAACTCAATATAATACCGAACCTTATTTTAATGATCAAAAACCTAGATTAGAACCTAATTTTAGCTTTGATTTATGCAGATTGGGATGTTCAATTTTTGATTATATGATTGAAGAATCAGATGATATCAATAATTTGACTTCTCTATCGCCATTAAAAAAATTAATTGTAGAGTGGTGTTTAGATGATAATGGAATTAATCTATTATACAAATCAAATGGAAGCGATAGATATCCTGATTTTAAATTATATAAAATGATTGCAAGATATGTTCATAATCATACCCCTCAAAAACAATTATCCAAAGAAATATTTAAACAATTTGAATTTAAGATTGTCAATTCAATATCTGACTTGATAAATATAGATGATTTACCTAGTTTTATTAATTAATTTATAATATTATTGATAATTAAATATGGTTAATAGTAATTTAGAAGATTATGGATTTATATTAACACGTCATGTAAGAGATGAATTGACAAATCAATACTGGAATAGAGCTATTAAATGTATAAGATTGTTTTATCCGGAAAAAAAAATTGTTGTTATAGATGATAATAGTGATAAAAAATATGTAAAACCAACAGTAAAATTATTTAATGTTGTTTTTATTAAGTCAGAATTTCCTGGAGCTGGTGAATTATTACCATATTATTATCTTTTAAAACATAAATTCTTTAATTATGCATTAATAATTCATGATAGCGTTTTTATACATAAAAAAATTAATATACCAGTGATTTGTAGTAGATATAAAGCTATATCATTATGGCATTTTGATGGAGATAATCTATTAAATGATAGAAAATATGCTTTAGTTGCTACGTTAAGAAATAACGATGCACTTATACGTAGAATGAGACATAAAAATGATCTAGTTATTCCTAATAGTACTGATAATTGGTTGGGAAGTTTTGGAGGACAGACTTTAATTTCATTAAATTTTTTAATTAAACTTGAAAAGAAATATAAATTATCTAATCTTGTAAAACACATATCAAATCGGGTAGATAGAATGTGTTTTGAAAGAATAATAGGACTTTTAATATCAAGTGAAACTAATTATAATAAAAAATCGTTATTTGGAAATATACATTTTTATCAAAAATTTGGATATGATTATCAAAAATATATTCATGATTTTAAAAAGGGTCAATTACCAAGAAATGTAGTAAAAGTATGGACAGGTAGATAAGTATAAATTTTAACATATTTTTATTTATCTTTACAATTAGAATTCTGGATTATCAGTAAATACAGGCGGATTAGTTGAAGTGGAAATTATTGTACCTCCCGTATTTGTTAAAGGAATAACTTGTTCAATTATAAAATACGATATTACAACACTAAAATATACTAATAATGAATCTCTTGCTAATAATTTAAGAGGAATTTGTTCCTTATTTACGAATTTGGTTTCAATAAATTTAATACCACCATATATAACTGATATAACTATAGCTATAATAAATATATTATTCATTTATTTTATTAAATTAATATCTTATTTATTATTTTACGCGTTTAATTTAATACCTCTATATCATCAACAATTAAATCTGGAAGTACATTAATAGTTGGTTCATCTAAATTATGTATATCTAAATTATCTAATATAATTGGTTCATCAGAAATTGTTAGTTTTTCTTGCACTTCATCCTCTTCTTCTTCATCTTGACGTTCTTTATGTCTTATATTACTAATTTTCTCTAAACGTTCAATTGACTTTGGTGCGATAATTTCTGATTCAGAATTATCATTCTCTTTTATATAATCTACATCGTCAAATTTAATACTTATATTTTCTTTTGGACTATTGGGTGATGAATCATTACTGTTAATATTAGTTTTTTTTTCAACATTATCTTGAGATGATTCTGGATGTGTAGATTCTAACGGTTCATCTATAATTTCTTCTTTTACATCTTCGATTACTTCTTCTTCTATCGACTCATCCATATAAATTTTTAAGAATTGTTCAATTGGAATACTTTCTCTAACTGTTTCTAAAATTGCACCTTCAATTAATATTTCAATTTCTCTTATATTTTTTTGAGCTTGTAAAGGTGGGACACCAAATTCATATAAATATATATTTTTATATAATTTACGTCCTGTATTTATATAAATCTTATGTATAAAATCTTGCAATTTTGGTATATTTATATCTATTTTTTTTTGTTTTTGTCCAACTCGCTTAGCTGTTATCATTTTTAATTGAATTATATGAACACATGTTATTAGATCTTCTAAATATGTACATCCACTTTTTTCAATTATTCTTTTACATTCATTTTCAATAATACTAGAATTCCATTTTGGAATTCTAGATATATAATTTTGAAATGTCATTAAATATTTTTCATGTTCTTCGTTTCTTTTGCATAAAGCAATTGCTTCATTCAATATAGATTTGTAACCATCCATTATAAATGGTGACATTATCTGCACCAAATGACAACACCATTCGTTTTTTGATCCTTGCAATATAGAAATGTTAAAATCATCCATTTACATAAAACTAATATTTTCTAAATTTATATCCAAACTTAAAAACATAAAATTTAATATAAAAATTATAATTAATTTTTCATTTCTAATTTCTTTTTTTATTTTGTTAAATGAATGTAATAATTCATATTTTTTTTTTTCATCGATAGATTTTATTTTTATTAATGAATTATCTATAGCAGTTATTAAATCTAATGCTGAATATGCTTTTTCATATAATTTCTCAGCTATTGTTATTATGTCATTTAATGAGTTTTTTGTACTTTTATTAATAAATTTTATTATCCATTCTTCCCTTTTAATGTAATAATCGTTATTGGAAAAAAGTATTTCATTTTGGTATTTATAAAGATTTACTGTATTATTCGAAATTTTTGGTTCTGGAACATATATCTCACAAAATCTTGATAATATTGGTTTTAGTAAAAACGATTTTTCTTCAACAATTATAAAAAATCTTGTTTTATGACTAAAAACTTCTATACATCTTCGTAATGCAGATTGTGCATCAACTGTTAATTTATCTGCATTAACTAATAAGATGGACTTAAAAAAATTTCCACCTCGAGAATGAATATTCGTTTTTGCAAAAAATTTTAAATCATCACGTATAAATTTTATACCTTTACCATGAGCACAATTTACCCATAATACGGATGATTTAATTTTTTTTTTGTCAAATTCATATATTTCGTTGATAAAGTTTTGTAC